AAGGTGGCGCGAACTGATTCGAATAGACAGCGGGCAACGCAAAGGCAGTTTCCAGATTGCCTCCCAGACTCAGCACCACCACCTGCTCACCTTCCGATGGTCGCCACCATGTGCGGGCATTCCCGGCACGCAGCGTCAGCCAGCTGATCCAGTTGGTTTCAAGCTCGCCCGTTTTCACCCGGCAAAGCCAGTTTTCCCGGTCCACTTCGGTGACTACCCCTGTGCGGATCAGGTTGGTGATAAGGCGCATGATTTCTGTTAGTTGTGCGTTCATCTACTAAGGATGATGAATTATCGACTTCTACGGTAGATCAGGTACATTGTGCTATAAATGGCACAATGTATCTTCCAAGGATAAAATTTAAGATGATGGTTCTTGACGAACAAAAATATAACGAAATATTGAAAGCAATGGAAAAACGAGCTAGCCGCTCTAAAATTACTACGCTCTTATTTTTATATATTTTATTAACTGCTGTACTCTGCATTCCTGCAACTTATATTTTTTATAAAGCAGAAAGTAATAAGCGTGACAATGCACTTGCCTCACTTAGATTGAGCTCTCAGCAAATAGAATCTGCTTTCGAAAAGTTCACCATCATGCAACAGTTAACTGATAAACTTGCACAAGCATCAGAAAACCTCAACGCTTCAAAAAATTCAAACCCGATAATCAAAAAAAATGAATCAGGTATTAATTCAACATACCTAAATACTAAAAGCACCTTTGAAAAAGCCATTAAAACCGCGGCACCTTATTTACTAATCTTATCTGGAATATTATTCACTGGATATATACTTCGGTTATTTATTGTGTTCATTAAATACAACATGCAAATGAGCAACGACTATGACAACCAGAGAATTGCATTCTTACTATCGCAAGGTGATACTGATGAGTTCGGCAAAATCATTCAAACATTACGTGAACACAATGTAAGTTTCGAAAAAACCCCCAATCTACTTCAAGAAAAAATCATCATAGAATTAATGAGTCTTTTACGCTCATCCAAAAATAAGAGCTAACTTATAAGCCATCGAACTAGGATATTCCTAGTTCGAGTTTCTACTTCATCATTCCCCCCTAACAAACGACGCTCTGCATAACGGACCTCAGGTCCTTTGCGACTGACGCGATCACGCAGGCCGTAGTGATGAACGCGGGCAATGCGCTGCACCTTGCCTTCAAACTGCACGCTGGCAGAGTCGGCGCTGGCGGCAGTTTTCAGGTATTTTGTGGTGCGCAGCTTCGCAAACATCTGACGTTTGATGCGCCCCTTTTTGCTGCGTGCTGTTACCCTGCGCGGCTCATAACTGCTGCCATCTGGATTGCGCTGCATCCTGATGTTCTGCTGCTGTGTCCGGCGCAGTTCCTGCGCCAGCTGGCGCATCATGCGGCTTCTTGCGGCTGGCTCCAGATTCGCCAATAATGCACTCAGCCAGTCGTCCACCTTCTGCAGTTCAGCCACGTTTCACCGTCCACATTTCTTCAGGTTCATCAGGTTCCGCTACCGCTTCAACGTTCGACACACTGCCGTCAGTGCTGACCAGCACACGCTCCGTCAGTTGCAGGTTAAGGCTGATATCACAGACATCGTTGCGCAGAATATCCACCTCAAAGGTGAATAGCTTTTCCCGTAACGCCGGGTTATTGATGGCATCGGGCTGGTTATCCCGCAACCACAGCAAAACCGGGGCCATCAGCAGATTCTGGTCGCCGCTGAAATCCTCAATCACCACGTTCAGGGTGTAGCGGTACTCCCATGACATGGAGCTGGCCCCCGTGGCAACCAGCGAACCGTTATCCACAAACAGATGCAGTTTGTCCGGGTTATTGCGGACATAAGGCACCGCTTTATTGAGGGCGTGGCGCAGGGATTGTGGTTTGTTCACTGTTTCGCTCCTGACAAGCAATAATCATATCCACTTTGTCTGCACAGACCGCCCAGGCGGCCTCCGTTTCATCCAGCAACGCGTTCAGATCACCGTTAGTGCGCGGCGTTGCCTGATCCAGCCGACAAGGCGTCACTCGCGGACAACCACTGACGGTAAGCTGCACCTCCGGTGAGTGTCGGACGTTCCCGCAGCCGGATAATGTCAGCAGGCAAAGGAATATCAGCCCAGCGGCGTAAATCCTCGTTCTCACGTTTCAGTTCCTCGATCCGGTGTTGTCGTTGTCTCAGCAGCGCGCTGGTCTGTTCTGATTCGGCATAGAGCCGCGCCTGCTCCCGGTTGTTGGTTTCAGCCAGAATGGACAGACTGATCAACTGGCTATTTTTCTTCGTTAGTTCCTGCGCTTTACTTTCTAGCGCCGCGCGCTGCGTTTCGATGGTGTGGCTGGCGCTGTTAAGCCGCCACGACTGCCAGCCCAGCGCAACGAGTATCAGCGCCACCACTACTGCCAGCGCACGCGTCATAGTCCAGCTCCTTTAAGGCACCAGGCCATCTCCCGCGCACGGCGGTTATCCAGCCCCTGATTAAAAACACCTTTTACATACACCCAGCGCGGCAACTGTCGGCACGCATCTGCCCAGCGCCGCTGATTGAGTAATTTCACCAGTGTGGAACTGCAGGCATTGCCCGTTCCCACGTTGAAGGCAAACGACACCACCGAGTCATACACCTTCTGCGGCGGCTGTTGCTTCACACATCTTTCCAGCGCCCGCTCCACACGTAGCACGTTGGAGATCAGCCCTTCCGCTGCCTGTCGTTCCGTAATAGTTTTGCCTGGAATGACGCCAGATGTATTACCAATGCCGTCGGTCCAGACACCCGCGCTGCACTGATACGGCTGCAGACGACAGCCTTCGTAATCGGCAATCAGTTTCAGCCCCTCCACGGAGGTGTGAAGTTGCTGAAAACCCGGCAGCGTGGCAGCAATAGCCAGCACAGCCCCGACAAGGCAGCGTTTAACGATTGATGGATTCATAGTCCTCCCGCGAGATCTGCCCGTCGCGCAGAAGCTGGTAGGCTTTGTGTTTGTAGTACCAGTTGATAGCCAGCATCAGCACACCGATCATCAGGCCGCCCAGCGTTGAGGCATCCTTGATGGACAAATCGCCCAGCCAGGCCAGCACAACGGCGATGCAATACGTGATAAAGGCGCTGATTCGCTCAAGCGTCATAATTCAGTCCCATAGCTGGACGGTCTGCACGGTAGTGGTGGTCGGAATGTCCGGCAGCTCCACCTGCAGCCCGTGAGGTAAAAAGGGGCCAAATTCGGCAAGCCCCGGATTTGCCTTCAGTACCTGCTCCGTGACACCCTGCGTGCGCCCGTAATGACGCCAGCAAAGCGCGTCCACCGTGTCATACTGATGCGCACGCACTTTCATCAGATAAGCTCCACTGTGCAATGCGGCGCATCCTGCACCCGGCTGATGGCCCAGCGGGCGTCACGCCACAAATCACCGCTGGCTTCTGCCAGTTCCTCGCCCCGCTTCACACCGGATACCGTGGCGTCATAGTCCTGGTATCGTTCGTTGAGCATGGCGCGTGCCCAGCAGTAAACCGCGTTGAAATAGTGCTGAATGCGCTCACTTTTCCCGTCCAGCTGTTCTGCCGGAACCTCTGCCAGCGAGGCATACCCCAGCATCTGCTGGCGTCTGCGAAACTCATACAGCTCTGCGTTGACCTCCGAAATTGCCGACAGCGCAACCTGCTTTAAACGCGGCTGCGTCACCGTGCCGTCAGTGCGCATGACACTGCGAAACTCCGACAAGTCCACATCAGGCCAGAACGGCGTATTCCTGATGATTTCCGCCTGTTCCGGTGCCTGTTCTGGCGCAACAAACTTCATGCTGCTTTCTCCTGAAATAGAGGGCGGTGGACGGGGTTTTGATGTGGCAGTGCCTTTCGCCACCCCGTGCCGCCCGTGCGCGGGGGCACGTTCTGTCAGCGGCTGTCATTGCGCAGTCTGCGCTCCAGCTGCTGTTTGTCTTTTTTCACGCCACAGCGGGGATCGAGCTGTAACGCCTGGTTGAGATGATTAAGGGCGGAAGCCGGATTGCTTTCACTCAGGACAGCGCCAATCGCTTTATGCAGACGCGCCCGTGACTGGTCCGGCATATCCAGACCGTCTGTCAGCTCCAGCGTCTGCAGCAACAGATCGGCATCAAACCCGGTAGTGGCAAGCATTGCGCTCTGTGCCGCGTCTGCCATTTCCTCTGCCAGCACGGTCTGCACATTGCGGTTACCCAGCGGCATCACCCAGCCATGACGCAGGGCATGACGCCCGATCTCCAGCGCCCCGGCATAATCTCCGGCATCAATGCGCCACAGCATCACGTACATCAGCACGTCATCCTGTTGAGCGCCTCCGGCAGCCAGGACTCCCTCCGCCCAGGCGGCATATTTCGGCAGCAGCTCCACCTTGATTTCCGCTTTTTTGACCGTGGACTGAACGCCCTTGAGACGGCGGCGGTCTTCCGCCAGTTGCAGCAGCATCAGGTCATAGCCCGATGCGTGGCGAACACTGCCGCCCTCGCGGGCGGCCTGTTCAGCCTGAACGCGCAGGCGATGCTGCCGTGCGGGACTCAGGCTCATGGATTACGCTCCGGTTTCGGCTGCGGCGGCGCTGAAATCACCAATCTGGATGTTTTCCACCAGTGCGGCGCAGCGGTAGTCCTCAACCACATAGGCTTCATTAACGGATTCAAAGTTTTCAATCCGGTCACGTTTCGGGTTGTCGATAACTGAACGGCGGCGGGTGTCTTCCTGCCAGTAGATGGACAGGTTATCCAGACGGGTGATCAGCAGTGCATCCGGCGGGAAGAACGGCGCACGCACCGCCTGCAGGCCACCCATGCGTTTCTGACTGATGATCATATCGGCAGCGAGTTTTTCACTGTTTTCCTGCTCTTTGTTGACCAGCGGGAAATACTTGTCAGACAGCAGTTCACGGCCGCAAATCACCACCAGATCGTCATCGTCCTGGTAGACCACGTCGATAAGCTCATTAACGGCATCCATCACCACGGCGTCCAGGTTGGCATATTCGCCACCTTTACCGACTTTCACCGCGCCCGGTGTGGTTTCACCGCCCGTGGTGGTGCTGCCCATGACGTGATCCGGTGCATCCTCACGGATTTTCTGCAGCCAGCCTTTGTTTACATCCTGCAGCAGCGGGTTTTCACTACGGTTGGAGGTTTTCGCACGCTTCACGCCGTTAAAGCCGATCATGATGCGGTCCAGTGCCTGACGTTTCACGATGGCGTCACGGATACGCACCTGGAAATCCTGAAACTTCGCCCACAGGTCCAGCTTCGCGTAGGTCAGCACCGTGTCAAAGTTGGTCTGCTCGCATTTATATTCCACATCGACCATCAGCGTCGGATCGACAGGTTCACGCTCTTTCGCGGTGGTGTCAGTGGTTCCGGCAATGGTGCTGCCAACACCCAGCCCCAGCAGCTGACCGGACTGCTCAGTCACTGGCGTGACGTTAATCAGCGTCAGGAAAGCGGCGGACTGCTGGATCTGGTCTTCCAGCGTCTGCTGCACAGACGGCTCCACAGTGAATTTGCTGGACAGTTCTTCAACTGCCACACCATTCAGACGCGCCAGCTGCTGCAGGTAAGCGTTAAAAGCAAAGCGGGTATTCTTCTTCATCGGGTTTTGTGCTCCATCAGCAATTGGTCAGAGTGTCAGCGGGGGCGTTACCGCCTGTTGCACGCTGGCGGTAGTCCTGGCGGCTGTCTTCATGACTCAGCTTGTCCACCAGTTCGTTAAAGGCGGTCTGCTGTGCCTGCAGGGCAGTCTCCAGCTCAGACAGACGTTCTTCCTGCTCAGACAGGGATTTTTCGGTGTGTGCGCTCAGGTTCTGCTGCTCAGTGGCGACCAGCTCCACGGCCTTATGCACATCAGAGAACCGGGCGTCATCGGACTGCTCTTTTTTGGTAAACAGCGCCGTGACGCGGGCAAACAGGGACGGTTTGTCGTCCTGGATTTCTTCCAGTTCGATCACCGTTTCCTCTGCAGCGGTAAAGAGATTGGCAGGATTCTGCTTGCGGTTTGCCAGCGGGTTATGGGCTGCACTGGCGCTGAATGTCAGCATTTCCGTACCCAGACTGGCAGGGTCATCAGTGGCAGCCAGGCCGACCAGGTAGGCTTTGCCCGTATCAGCGAACTTCGGGCTGACTTCCATAGAGGTGAATAATTTCTGGCCTTTTTTCACCAGTTCCACCAGGGACTCCGTTGGCTCAACGTCGGCATACAGCGCCATCTTGCCTGCCAGCGGACCTTCCGTGATTTCTTCAGCAAACAGCGCCGTCACCTTGCCGTAGCGGTTAAAGGTGCTGTCCGGCAGATAAGACTTGATGTGCTCAAGGTTAATCAGCGCGGTATACACCGCCGGGTTGTAGCTGGCTGCCATCTGTTCCAGCCATTCACGCTGGATTTCGCGTCCATCGGTGGTGGCACCTTCCACCCCGATGCGAAAACGCTTTGCTTTCACTGTCATGAGCCGTGCTCCGTTAGAAAAAACTTACTGGAGCCTTATGGTTGCGGTGATGGGGGCAGTGAAACAATGCGCGGTATTTGTACCGACAACCACACAAACCGCAGGCGGGGAAAGCCTTCATTCAAGGCTGTAGGTTTGTGCCATGAACACCACACTGACACCCGCAGATCTCGATCCCCGTCGGCAGGCCATGCTGCTGTACTTTCAGGGATACCGCGTCGCCCGCATTGCTGAAATGCTGGGCGAGAAAGTTGCAACCGTTCACAGCTGGAAAAAACGCGACAAGTGGGGTGACTATGGGCCGCTGGATCAGATGCAGCTCACCACCGCCGCACGCTACTGCCAGCTCATTATGAAGGAGCACAAAGAAGGGAAAGATTTCAAAGAGATTGACCTGCTGGCGCGCCAGTCTGAGCGCCACGCGCGGATCGGCAAGTTTAACAATGGCGGCAACGAAGCTGACTTAAACCCTAACGTCGCCAACCGCAACAAAGGCCCGCGCCGTCAGCCGGAAAAAAATGTCTTCACCGATGAACAGATTGAGAAGCTGGAAGAAATCTTCCATTCCTCCATGTTCAACTACCAGCGCCACTGGTGGGAAGCCGGAAAAACCAACCGCATCCGCAACCTGCTGAAGTCACGCCAGATCGGCGCGACCTTTTACTTTGCCCGTGAAGCCCTGATTGACGCCCTGCTTACCGGGCGTAACCAGATTTTCCTTTCCGCCAGTAAGGCACAGGCCCACGTCTTTAAGCAGTACATCATCGACTTCGCCAAAGAAGTGGAGGTGGAGCTGAAAGGCGATCCGATGGTGCTTCCTAACGGGGCCACGCTTTACTTCCTCGGCACCAATGCCCGCACGGCCCAGAGTTATCACGGCAACCTGTATCTGGATGAATATTTCTGGATACCGAAATTCCAGGAGCTGCGCAAAGTGGCTTCCGGTATGGCTATTCACAAAAAATGGCGACAGACCTATTTTTCCACGCCATCCAGTCTGACACACAGTGCTTATCCGTTCTGGTCCGGTGCGCTGTTCAACCGTGGGCGCAACAAAGCCGACAAGGTGGACATCGACCTGTCCCACAGCAATCTGGCCCCCGGCCTGCTGTGCGCAGACGGGCAATACCGCCAGATAGTCACCGTGGAAGATGCGGTGCGCGGCGGCTGTAACCTGTTCGACCTCGACCAGCTACGCATGGAGTACAGCCCGGACGAATACCAGAACCTGCTGATGTGCGAGTTTGTGGACGATCTCGCGTCCGTGTTTCCGCTCAGCGAGCTGCAGGCGTGCATGGTGGACAGCTGGGAAGTCTGGACCGACTTTCATGCACTGGCTCTGCGCCCGTTTGGCTGGCGCGAAGTGTGGATCGGTTATGACCCGGCAAAAGGTACGCAAAACGGCGACAGCGCCGGATGCGTGGTGGTGGCACCGCCAGCCGTGCCTGGTGGTAAGTTCCGCATTCTTGAGCGTCACCAGTGGCGCGGCATGGACTTCCGCGCCCAGGCTGACGCCATCAAAAAACTGACCGAGCAGTACAACGTGACCTATATCGGCATCGACTCGACAGGCGTCGGTCACGGGGTTTATGAGAACGTGAAAGCGTTCTTTCCTGCCGTCCGGGAGTTTGTCTACAACCCCAACGTTAAAAACGCCCTGGTACTCAAGGCCTACGACATTATCAGCCACCGCCGTCTGGAGTTTGACGCCGGGCACACCGACATTGCGCAGTCATTCATGGCAATCCGTCGCGCCACCACCGCCAGCGGCAACCGCCCGACCTATGAAGCTAGCCGCAGCGAAGAAGCCAGCCACGCCGATCTGGCCTGGGCAACAATGCACGCACTGTTTAACGAACCGTTGCAGGGCGAGTCCGCCAATACCAGCAATATTGTGGAGATTTTTTGATGGGAAAGAGTAAGAAAAACCGCGCTGCTGCGACGAAACGGAGCCAGCATAAAAATCAAACTTCAGCCGAAGCTTTCAGCTTTGGTGATCCCATTCCTGTACTGGACCGCCGCGAACTGCTGGACTATGTGGAATGCGTACAGACGGATCGCTGGTATGAGCCACCCGTAAGTTTTGACGGACTGGCGCGCACCTTCCGGGCTGCCGTGCATCACAGTTCCCCGATTGCAGTAAAGTGCAACATTCTGACCAGTACCTATATCCCTCATCCGCTGCTCAGCCAACAGGCTTTTTCACGTTTTGTGCAGGACTATCTGGTATTTGGTAACGCCTACTTGGAGAAACGCACGAACCGATTCGGTGAAGTTATCGCCCTTGAGCCTGCGCTGGCAAAATACACCCGACGTGGGTTAGACCTGGAGACCTACTGGTTTGTGCAATACGGCATGACCACGCAGCCGTATCAGTTCACGAAAGGCAGCATTTTTCATCTGATGGAACCGGACATCAACCAGGAGATCTACGGCCTGCCCGGTTATCTTTCTGCCATTCCGTCAGCCCTGCTCAACGAGTCCGCCACGCTGTTCCGCCGTAAGTATTACATCAACGGCAGCCATGCAGGCTTCATCATGTACATGACCGACGCCGCGCAGAACCAGGAGGATGTGAACAACCTTCGCAACGCAATGAAAAGCGCCAAAGGGCCAGGCAACTTCCGCAATCTGTTTATGTACTCGCCTAACGGCAAAAAAGACGGGCTTCAGATTATCCCGTTGTCAGAGGTGGCGGCGAAGGATGAATTTTTGAACATCAAAAACGTGAGTCGGGATGACATGATGGCGGCGCACCGCGTACCGCCTCAGATGATGGGGATTATGCCTAATAATGTCGGGGGGTTTGGGGATGTGGAGAAGGCGAGTAAAGTGTTTGTTCGTAATGAACTTCTTCCTCTACAAAAGAAAATAATTGAAATTAACAATTGGATAGATAATGAGGTCATAAAATTCGAATTTTATGACCTCATGTAACTGAATAAATATAATCAGGTAATGACTAAGCTGAAGTCATTACCTCTCTAATCTCACTAATCCACTCTGGAACACTATTTTCTTCCGTCATTAATTCAACATATCTTTTTGCGAATAAAAACTTATTATTTCCATAATCAAAAAATCTATTTATGGCATTTTTTTCACTAACTCTGAGATCAAGAGCCGAGTAAGATTCCAGATTATCACTTGGAGCATCAATATTATTAATGAAACTTAAATAATCGTAATCACCAGCAAATGACAATAAGGTCTGGTAATAGATTTTTGCGTTCAAAACATCCTCTATCTCAGTTGCAGGCGATACCGGATTTGAGTCTATCTTAACTAAGATCGCCCTGTTTTTAGACGAATCATAAACAAATCTTTTACAATGTAATCTTTGATATGTTCCGACGTCATATCTGACCAACTGGCTATCAGTATCAGCTAACAAATATATATTTCCGGTAATCTCCCCTTCTACATCCTTATAGCAGGCAGAGAGATAGTTATATATTTTTTTAATTTCCGACGCCCCCCCAACAGGTACAATACGAAGATTATGATTCTTTATCAAATCCTTAAAATATGCTGAAAGATAAATTCTTTCCGATGAACCCTCACAAATCAACCAATTATATGGTTTCTCACCTGTTGCACTAGATAATAATGACTGAGTAAAATCATTCATACTTTTAATTCTAATATCAAATGGTAACTTTCCCCTACTATCTCGAACAAGTTGTTTTATT